CTTCGTGGGCCGCCTCCACCGTGGTCGTGGAATAGACGCAGTACTGCAGCGGGGCGTTCTGGTCCCGGCCAGGCGCACGCCAAACACCAGCGTAAACAGGAATTCCGATATCCTTGAGGGCTTGCTGTACCTGTTTCATCCGCTGATTCCTTTCTGCATGGAAGCCTTCAGGCCCAGGTAGTCCCGCTGGAAGGAGTACTCGCCCAGAGTGGAGATGAACCATTTCTCACCCCGGAAGCGTACCCACATGCCAGGTTTGATGTCATCCCGGTAGCGGATGGTGAAGTTGACCACCTGCTCGGTGTTCATGACGTCAGCGGAACGGTAATGTTGGTTACCGGCATCGGTGGCGGATGCCCAGACGCGGCAGACTACGACGTCGTTCTCATCCGGGTAGCCGTTTTCATTCACGGTATTCTCGGTGTATCCGATCTCCACCCGATGCTTCAGGTCCCCTGGGTGAGGCGTTCCGTCAAAGTTTTTGTATCCTCGCAAGGGTCATCACCTCCGGTGGGCGCGTTATCCGCAAAGATAAGAATGAGACCGCATTTATGCGGTACTGCTCGAGATAACCCGCGGATTATAAGAATGGGACCGCAAGTTTGCGGTACCCTCAGAACATCTTGTCAGGATCCCTATAGGGATATAGCAGGTTCTCAAAGGCGATCCGCATGGTGCCGTAGACTGCGCGGTCGGGGTTATCCCGATTCTCGTAGTAGTGGGAGACCATTAAGAGTACCGCCAGTCTGACCGGCTCAGGCACCGTAGTTGTGGTCTCGTTGCCCTCATCGTCAACGATGGTTTCGGGCTCAAACGAGACTCTGCAGAAGTCCTCTGCGGTGGATTGTGCCTGCCGGATCAGACTGGCGATGTACTCATCCTCGTCATCCTCTTCGATGCGCAGGTGAACCTTGACTTCTTCAACGGTCAGGATCACTCGGCATCACCGGAGCCTTCAGCGTCCTCGCCGGTGACCTCGTCTGTGGCCATCAGGCCAGCGGAGCGGAGCACCGCCAGAAGCCTGTTGAGATCTTCGCGCAGCTGAGCTGTGGAGGTCGCTTTGCTGTCGGGGAGCGCAGGCAGGACCGCTGACGCGGAACCGCCAGTAGGAAGGTCGAATAGGCCTTCTCCACCTTCGACCGTTGCGCCGGGGAGAAAGGTAAGCTTTCCTCCGATGACGAGCTCCTCGCCGCCATGCGCGAAATAGTTTCTGGTCGTGTGAGAATCGTTCATTCACTTTGTCCTCCAGAAGATCAGGCTCGGTCAGGTATGCCTACACGGTGTACCTGGCCGGGCCTTTTTGCATTTTTGGCCCTTTTGGCCTTACGCGCCAGCGTTCGCGGCCAGCAACCCGGCAGCGCGGAGCTTGGCCAGGAGGGCGTTGAAGTCGTCCTTGAGGCCGGTGTAGGAAGAAGCCGTACTGTCGGCCTGGGCTTCAGCGGGCGTGATGCCGGTAGCGGACAGCACACCGTCAGTGATGGTCAGGCCACTGCCGACCTTGATGCCGCCGAGCTTGTCAGCCGTAGCGGCGGGCAGCGTATAGGAGCCACCGCCACCGGAGAGTCCATCCACTTCAGCGCCTTCCAGAACGGTGAGCTTGCCGCCAATGACGAGTTCGTCACCGCCCTCGGTGAAATAGTTTTTTGTCACGTGCGTATCAGGCATGATGTACCTCCAGAATTAAGACTTGATTCCTGTTGCTTCTTGGGGTAAAATAAAAGCAACAGGGGGTGATTGATGTGAGCGAAATGTCACGAGAAGTTAGCTGGCAAGAGAGCTATCAGCGTGTTAGCCGCATTCTTCCTGCGCTTACGAAGAAAGAATTGGACATCATTGGTGATGTGGCGGATGAGTTCCGTAAAAGGTCTACCCTTGAAGATGAAATCAAGCCTCTGTCAGAAAAAGAATTGCTGGCTATGATCGATCACGCTATTGAGCAGGCTGATCAGGGCAAGGTTTATTCTTTGGAGGAGACTTTGGCTTTCATTGACAAGGAGTTTGCTCTATGAAGGAGTACAAATACCTTGTCACAGAGGATGCAAGGGAAGACTTACGAAGACATCTCTCCTATATCAAACGGAAATTCAAGAATCCTCAAGCCATAGGAAACGTGCGCAACGATTTTGCAGAAACAGTATCTTCTTTAGCGACTGTAGCGGGTGCTATCAGTGAACCTGAAAGCGAAGAGCTAAAGAAAAGAGGACTTAAGCGGATCAATTTGAAAAGGCACGATTACTTTCTCTTATACCGCATCAACAGTGAAACCGCTGAGGTCATGCGCATGTTCCACTTCCTTGAAGATTACGAGAATAAGCTGAGATAAGAAAGCCTTTCACCCCGTCAGGTTTGTCGCCTGGCGGGGCTTTTTGCATTTTTGCCCTTTTCGTCGTTAGTGGCTACTAACAATGCTGACAGGAAGCAGAACTCCTTACGCCTTCATCTGCAGCACCTTGACCGCTTCAGGGAGGATCAGGCGACCGTCGAGGCGCTCCGTCATCTTGAATCCCACCTGATCAGTGACGGCGTACAGCTCGTTCAGGCGCTCCATAGTGCGTCCCTCTCGCTCGGCCAGCCAGTAGTAGCTGTAATCGCCGTACAGGATGACCTTGTTGCCCGCGCCGATCAGGGGCATGTAGTTGGACATCAGGACCTTCTGATTGAACAGCATGTCCGGAGCGCCCTCCTTGATGCCGGGCTGCCAGATGTACTGACCCTGGCCATCCTTGAGCTTACGGATGGCGGAGATGGTGGCGTCGTTCATGATCCACACGGCCTTGCGGCGGTAGGGAGCCTTCAGGCTGTGCTGCATGTCGATGAGCTCATCCGCAGTGATGGTCGTCGCGGAGGCGGCGGTGACACCGGTCTGAGCGCCGAGGGTCGCGTGCAGCATGCCGATGGGCTTATGGGAGCCGTCACCGGAGATGATAGCTTCCTCCTCGGCAGCGCCGGCCCGGCGGACGAACTCCTGCGCGATGTAGGCGGCGATGTCAAAGGCGGAGTCATTGAGCAGCTCACGGCTGACGCGGATCATGGTGGCGAACTTGTGCGCGGACAGCGTCACCTGGCTGAAGGCGTCGTCGGACTCAGGGATGGACTGCTCCTCGTCGATCCAGGAGCCCGCGCCGTGGGAAGCGACCACGGGGATCTTGTGCTCACCGGAGCCGGTCTTGATGATGTGCACCAGACCGCGCATGATGTTCTCTTCCATCAGGCCATCGATCAGCTGTTTGTCGAACTCATCCGGCACGGTATAGCCGCCCTCAGACAGCGTACCGACCTGCAGGGCGTTGTAGACCTCAGGGGTCACGCGGCCGCGCATCTGATTCCAGAAGGCCTTCTTGTACTCATCGGAGTTCCGGCCAGCGGGCTTCGCGGCGGTAGGCATGGCGGCCTCGGGCTTGGAGACCAGGGGCGTGGAAGTGGGCTTGTCGAGCTCACGGTCGATGGCAGCCTGACGCTCCAGGCGCTCGATTTCCTTACCGAGCGCGACTACGTCCGCTTCCATCTTTTCGTAGGTGGCGTTGTCCTCGGCGGAGACCATACCGTCTTCGCCGCGGTGGGAGTCCAGGAAGGCCTTGGTGTCGGCCCAGAGCTTGGCGCGCTTTTCACGCAGAGAGAGAATCTGATTCATGTGGTACCTCCATAATGTTGTCGTTGAGTGATTACTTTAAAAGCGACAGCCTTTTCTCAAGGTCTGCCGCCTTTACGCGATGGTCAGGCTCCTCCGGTTCAGGAGCGGGTTCAGGGGAAGTGAGCTCGGTTGCCGTGGCGTGAATGACGAGCATCGGCATGCCGAAACTGCGCAACTGGTCAGCGGTCATCGTAATCCGGAGCTTTTCCAGCATTGCGGAATCGATTGTGGTGTTGTCAGCAGCAGGGACTGTGTCAGGCTGAGGAGTGTCAGCTGTGCTGCCCTTGTCAGGTGTGTCAGGCTGCGGTGCTGTGGCTTCTGGTGTAGAAGCTGTATCCTTCTGCTCAGCCTCCTCCACTGCTTCAGGCGGGACCGCTCCCATGATCTTGTTCATGAGCTGAAGGACGGCCAGCCTGGAAGAGAAGATGAAGTCGGGCTTGGTAGGCTCATCGCTGTGCTCTTCTTCAAAAAGAATCTCATCACAGAAGCCAAGCTCCTTCGCCTTGTTGGCATTCATCCAGGTCTCGGCGTCCATGATGTGGGAGATGCGGGCGCGGCTCAGGCCGGTCTTGATCTCATAGGCGTTGATGATGCTCTCCTTGACCTCGTCCAGCATGGAGATGGCCTTCTGCATTTCCGCGACATCCCCGACGGCGCTGGTCCAGGGATTGTGCACCATGAGGAGGGAAGTGGGGGACATGAGCACTCTGGTGCCAGCCATGGCGATGACCGAGGCAGCTGAGGCGGCAATGCCGTCGATCTGTACGGTGACGTCATAGGGGTAATCCATGAGCATGGTATAGATCTGACTGGCCGCGATGCAGTCACCACCCGGACTGTTGACGTGCAGGAGGATCGGGCCGTCCCCGGAAAACAGCTCCTCCTTGAACAGGGCGGGCGTGTATTCATCGCCCCACCAAGATTCCTCGGCGATCACGCCTTCCAGCCAGAGCTCACGCTGGCCGGTGTCTTCATTCTTGACCCAGTTCCAAAACTTACGGTTCATACTGGTCTCCTCCTTGGGTTGGTATTTCAGTTTCATTGGGTTCCTCTTTTCGTTTCCTGCGGGTACGCTTTTTCTTGGGTGCTTGTTCCACTGCAGCCTGTTCGCCTGGCTGGTCCTCAGGTGTCCTATCTTGGATATTATCTTGGTCGTTATCTTGACCGGTATCCTGGTCAGAGCCTTCTGCGGGAGCCTGCGCTGCCTGCATGGCGGTGACCAGGGCGGCCGTCAGGCCGGCGAGCTGGATGGGAATCATGTTCCCGTTGATGAGATAGTCATTCCCGCCTTCGTCGATGGGAATCGGGTTCATGTTCTCCAGGGCACGGATGTCATTGGCGGACATCCAGCCGTTCTGCCGTCCGATAGCGTAGCCTTCCATGCGGCTCTTGTAGTCACCGCGCATCAGGCCATCGATGTTGAACTGGACATAGAAATGACCCTTCTCACTGTCCGTGAAAAGGGCCTTGTTCATCGCCTGTTCGATTCGTACCAGCCAGGGCCGGATGGTGTGCACCGCGAAGTCAATCGACTGATGCTCGATATTGCTGAAGGTACTTCGATCCAGATTGCCGATCAAGTGAGGCGGCACGCGGAAGATGCGGCAAATCTCCTCGACCTGGAACTTTCGGGTCTCCAGGAACTGCGCCTCATTATTCGGCATGGAGATCGGCGTGAAGTGCATGTTCTCTTCCAGAATAGCCACCTTGCTGCCGTTGGAAGAGCCGCCGTAGGCCGCGTTCCAGCTGGCGCGGAGCCTACCCGGATCCTTGATCGTGTTCGGGTGGGTCAGGATGCCGGAAGGCCGGGCTCCGTTCTGAAAGAAGCGGCTGCCGTATTCCTCAGCGGCGATCCCTAAGCCGATGGCGTTTCTCTCCAGGGCGATGGGGCTGTAGCCGACAATGCCGTCAAAGCCGAGCCCTGGCACATGCAATACCTCAGCAGGGTCCAGCTTCACCTGCACACCGTCTTTGGTGGGGTAGGTGTAAGCCAGCTTTCCCGCCGTATTACGGTC